TACTTTATAAATGTCCACATATTGTCCCACGATTTCATCGATTAACTCTTCATTAAAAGAATCAATGAGATCTATTTCTTTCTGTGGTACGAAAAATGGACTATTTGCCATTTATATTCTCCTATTATCCTATATAAATACTCAAAGGAGCTTTATTCAATACTTGTTGATGAGATTCGGCCTGTTCTGATTCAGCTCTAGCTCTTTCCGTCAAACTAACAGAATCAAGAAACTCTTTAAGTTCATCTAAAAGCTGTTGTTTTTCTTCCCGCCCTTCCGCTTTTAACGCTTCACCATCCATTTGAACTTCTCCATTTGGAAGTGGCATTGAAGCATATTTACTTCTTATAATTCCCAATAATTCTTTCGCCAACGCTAGGGTAAATTTTTTAATCCATTGTCTACCAGACGCATTTATCTCTGAATATGTAATAAATTTATATGGTACATTAGATGGATCAGACACCTTTCCAGTTGTAAGACTTGAACTTACTTGTGTCAACGCTCCTCTAACATAATATTGAAACCATACCTTATCACCAACATCACCTGAATCAGGTATTGGGAAAATTCTTAATTTATTATTTACTAATTCAAAAGAAAAGGCTGACTTTCTAATTTTATCATTTGTTTCAATCGCCTGCGCTCTTGATATATCGTGATGAATAGGTCTCATTACAAATGATACTGCGGGAGATACATTACCAAACCCCATTTCATCTAACATATTTCTTTGATCAAATGATCCGGCAAATGGATCATAAAATCTTGTAATAGCAGCTGGACCATGATTAAATACTCTTTGAACTTCTAATCTCTGACCACCCTCATTATCATCTGCAAATGTCTGTAAATCATATTCCTGTTTTCCGCCAACTAATGATACAGAACCACTCTTTAATGATACATCACCACCAACATTAACAGCTTCACCATATTGTTTAGATAGAAAGAAGGCACTGCCTAGATGTCCTCTACCAGGTTCAATACTACCAGTTCCCATGGCTCCTGTAACACTTGTTTTTGTTTCAGATCCATATTGATCCCATAACCAATTCTTTATATTGTAATTATTTATATGTTGTGAATATTCTGATATAGATTCTTCAAATGTAGCATATATTGAACCACTATTAAATTCTAATTGCATAATTGGATGTCCAAGTCGTTTAGCTACCCATTTTGTGGTTGTTATAATATCAGCTTGGAAAGCAGCATCATTATCAAATGTACCATATACCGTAGTTCCAGCTACAAATGTATCTACATCTTTATAAAGGTATGAAAATTTGGACAATTTGGTTCTCCGATTTATGCATTAATACTCATATATAAATATCATATATATAACAAAAAGGGTGAGATAATTCCCACCCTTTTAGTTGTTTATTAACATTTGACAGTCAACAATAATCAATAAGTATTACTTATTAGTTATTATATTTGAGCATCCCCAAATGGTGTTATTGTATTACCAGTACCTATAAGGTGACCGTGTACTGCCCAAGTTTTAGCTGCAGAAGTACCTAGTATAGCATGTACTGTTAACCAACCTCCTGCAACACCACCTGTTGTTGAACCATTTAAGGTAATGAAATCATTATTACCATCAGCAGCTGTTGAAAACGCATCTGATTGGTCAGCTGCTGTAGAAGTAAGCTGATTTATAATTACACCACCTAAAAATCCATGATCATCAGTAGCTGCCTGAATTACATGGTCAGCTGTTGCAGTAATTACACTAAGGAATGTAAAACTCATTCCCAGCTGAGGAGTTGGTAATGTAAAGTTAGATGCACCTGCTGTATCAAATATACAAACTGCGCCTGAATTATCTGCGGTTAAAGTAGTAGTTCCACCACCACTTAACACTACATCACTCCTAAAACCCTTGAATTGAGGTCCACCACCTTTAAATGCAGTGAATGCAGATACTCTATCTTTATTACCAAGATAATATTCATTACCTTCAAATGTTATTTGTTTTTTTATTGCCATTTTATTTCTCCTAAAAGATTATTAAGTATGGGGAACTGATTAACAGTCCCCCATACGATTACTTAAGCGTGACGTACCACGCTACCTATTTTACAGAAGATCCAAGTCTGCTACGTATAGTTTCGCATAATACTCTGGTCTAATCATCTTCTTAGCATACCGAGTCATCACACCTTTACGTGGAGTAAAGTCAGATGGATCGTACACAAGAGGAGTCATAATCAGTGGTACATATGGAGCGTAAACAGCACCTGTTTCAAGGAAGTTACTTCCTCTAAATCCAATGAGAATTGTATTTTCTTGCATATAAGGATTCTTATAAACAGTCCAACGATTCTGTATTGAACCTACACTTTGTACACCCATAGCAAACTGAGCTTTATCACCGTCAGTACTAGTCATGTATCCAGGTAATGATTCAAGAATAGTAGCTACTTGAGGACCACAGACTACAAAATTAGCACCACCACGAAGAGTCAATTGATGAATCTTATTGGATATTTTTTGTATCTTAGCCACAAGTGTCTGCCACCATTCGAACCTTGTACCAGTAAAAGTATTATTTACAAATGTACCGGAACTTGAATCATAATCGTCACCTTGTCTCATTGACCAATAATCAACTGTAGCAGCGTCACTAATCAACATATCAAGGATTTCTAAATCGATTTCCATTGAGATGTATTCTGACAACATTGAAGTTAACTCAGCTTCAGCGTCTACACTATGGTAGGCATTCAAGTCTTGAGCTAATTCAGGTGTCCATACAGCTTTCAGTTTTCTGGTCTTAGCGACAATCGCACGAGATTTAAGTTGTATATCAACTTCAGGAATCTTCAATGAATCCAGTGTAGCATTACCTACTCTATCCTCAAAGTCACCTCTAGAAGCTTCAACATTTGCTTTTATGTACCCAACAGTCCATGCAGCTTGGGCAGCTCCAACTGTTCCACTCACAACAAAGCTAAGTGTACCACCTTCTTGTTCACCACCAGTAATTGATGTGAATTGTGGAAGTACTCTAGCATTAGGTGGTGTTGAAGCAGTTGTCATAGCAGTTTCACCCCAAACAGCATCTTGTTGAGAACCTGAACTAATTACCCAAGCTCTTACAGATAATTTATCTGCAGATGCCAATTGAGCATCTGTTAATACGATTGTTGCTCTCCAAAGTGCACCACCATATGATGCAGAAACGTTACCATCAAAATTGATTTCTGCCATTGAAGGTACTGCGAATGCAGTATTCGTCTGACCTGTAAGTGATCCAGTATTATGAGTATATCCATATCTACCAGCGCCATAAAAGCCACCTTTTGGATATGGAGAGCTTGATCCAGATGGTGAATACTTACCAGTTTCACCATGTATAGCATCACCCTTCTCAAATCCGGCGTTAGCTTGACCATATTTAAAGTCTAGATAAAATACTAGACCTGAAGGTAAGTTCATTGGCTGTACAGAAACAAATTCCTGTGCAGCTATCTCACCAAAGATTCTACGAACCAATGGAAGAGCAACACCAGACCATTCCTCGTCACCTGTGCTAGCGTTTCCGGCGTTTGGACTTGTAAATGAAGACTCACCAATTAGCTGTTTTGCTTGATTTTCAAGCATTACAGCCATACTATTTTTCTTAAAGTCCTCATTCAAACCATCAAGAAGGCCTGTCTTTTCCCACTTGGAAACAAGACTTTGTGCTTCTTCCTGTTGTTTCTTATAAGGACTGGCATTTAACAATGCCTCGTTAATATAATTTCCCATTTTTAAATTCTCCTAAAATTTGGGTGTTAAATTAGACCAGCTAATTTCTTAAATCGATTAGCAACTTGAGCTTCTTCAGTAATCACTTTACGTGAAGCCTTAGAAGGTTTAGTTGAACCTACTTTAGAACTAGCTGATTCTTTAATTGATTTCTTTATAATTGAACCATTATCACCGAACTGTTCAGCAAGTGTAGAATAAACAAGTTTAATCTCTCTTGTTGATTGTGTTCTATCAAATGTTTCAACTACCTTTAATTTCTGATTGTTATCAAGAGCGAACTCTTTAAACAACTTATTTGTAAATAGAAGTTTAGCATTCAAGATATTGACTTCATGAAGTTTGTCCTTCAAGAAAGAAACTGCTTGTTTGTACTCTTTGAGTTCAGCTTGCACAGATTCCATCTTTTGTGATTTTTCTTGACCACTACCACCAATAGAAGAAGACCTATCCGTACCTCCACGTCCAGTTCCACTACCAATTTTAGAGCTTTCGTCAACTTCTTCATCAAGTTCATCATCATCGTCATCGTCATCATCGTCATCTTTCTTTTCAGAAAATAAAGATTCATCGATTTCGTATTCATCATCTTCTTTAAGTTCTTCACCAGAACCAGCTGGATCATCTTTACCACT